ACTGCGGCAACTACGCCGATCAGTGACTTGACAGCTGTAGCTACCGGCAGCAATGTAAAATTGACTTTTACTGCTGCTAAAAATGCTAATTCCGTTAATATCATGCGCAGTGATGATGGCGTAACTTATCAGCGCATTAATGTGAATGCTGTTTCGGTTGATGCGGCTGAGTACACGGACACTAATTTGGCAAACGGAACTTACGGCTATAAAGTAGTTGTAACCGGTGGCGAGAATGCCGGTGTGTCTAATGCTGCGACTGCTACTGTAACAGGCACAGCTGCTGCAAACAAAACTGCTTCTGCACCTAAAGAATAATCATGCGGTTAAAAGTGATTGTTCCACCTGCAAGTGAGCCGGTAAGCCTTCAGGAGATGTGTGCCTATTTACGGCTTGACTGTGACGAAGAACAATCTTTGATAGGGCAGCTTATAAAAGCTGCCCGTCAATATTGTGAGGATTTTCAGCACAGGGCGTATTTAAGGCAAACGCTGGAATTGGTTGACAGGCCAATGAATAATATTTTAGAACTTCCGCGTAGTGAAAATCTGCATGAAGTTTTAAGCGTGAGTAATGCAACTTTGAATAATGTTGGATATACCGTTGTTCAGGATTTGTTGGCACGACTTTGTTTTACTGCTGAAAAAAATAATGTGACTGTCAGGTATGTAACTGGCGTAGAAGATGCTGCCGGTGTGGATGAACAGGTAAAGCTTGCAATCAGGATGCTTGTTGCGCACTGGTTTGAAAATCGTACTGCTGTAAGTTTTGGCAATACGATACCACGTGAAGTTCCTTTGGCGGTGAAAGCATTATTGGAACCGGGGAGGATCATAACATTATGAATCCGGGAATGTTGAAGCACAGGATCGCTTTTTTACAGAAATCCGAAACAGTGCGTGACGAATTGGGCGGTAAGATGCCAGCAATGTATTCTGAAGCTTTTAAACTGTGGGCAGCTAAAAGTGAACGTCCTGCTTCAAGGCGTGAGCTGATGGGAGAGCATGTAAATTATGTGCCTGTGTTTTTTACAGTTCGCAGGTGCAGCGGCGCGAAAATGCCTGATGTAACCATGCGCATTCGGTGTAAAAATCTGATATATGAACTGCTGAATATTTCTGATCTGGATAACGGTTATCTGGAAATTGAAACAAAGCTGGTAAAACCATTATGAGCAGAAGCATGCGCATGTCTGTTGAAGTCGAGGGACTGGACGAAGCCCTGCGGCGCTTGAAAGCGTATGATACAAAATCAACCGAAAAAATTTCAGAAGCTATCCGGCTTGGCGGACAAAATATTGGTAAAGAAGCACGCAGCCGTGTACCGCGCAGAAGCGGCAAACTGCGTAAAAGTATACGCACAAGGTTCGACAGTACGGCTATAACATCTACTGTCCGCACTAATGTGCCATATGCGCATCTTGTAGAATTTGGTGCAGCAGCTGCTACAGTACGGCCGCGCAGCAGAGCAAGAAAAGGCGGAAAACCTAAACTGGCTTTGCGGATTGATGGCAGAGGTTTCAGGCGTTTTGTGCATAAAAGCAGTAAGCCGGGAAAAGGTGTAGTCCATATTCCGGCACGGCCTGCACGTCCCTATATGACACCTGCTTATCAGAGCGGCAAGCCGAGGATCGAAAATGATATAAAAAAAGTGTTAAGGGAGATGCCTAAATGATTAGAAATGTGCCTTTAACAGCTGTGCAGGCCGCTGTATATAAAGCGTTGAGCAGTAATATACGCGGCTATAATGTCTATGACGACAGCACGCCTTTTGAAGATGGAGAACTTGTAGACAGCAGGTATTTGGTTATTGGCGAAACTACAGGTAAGCCGTCAAGTGCTAAGCGTGATTGCCCTGTTTGGGAGGTTACGGTGAATATCAATGCTTTCAGTAATTATCATGGAAAAAAAGAACTGGATGAAATGCTTGACGATATTGTACAGGTTTTGACCGGTTCTGCTGAGCTGGAGCAGATTGAGATTGCCGGTTACTATTTTCATGGTTTGGAGATTGATATGGTGGAAGCCTTCAAGGAAGAATATGAAGATGGGACTGTCTGGCAGCATGGCGTTGTACGTGTCATAGTAAAAGTTGAACAAAAAGAAATGTAGGAGGTAGAAAAGAATGAATGAAATTATCAAAGCGGCTAATTTCCCTATGCAGCCAAACAAAAGTCAAACGCTGGCTGGTAAAAGCCTGCTGTTGTTTTTGAACTATGGTGAAGGTGCTACTGTTGAAAATCCTAAATGGGGTTTAGTCGGCGGACAGCGTAATTCGCCGCTTTCCATGAGCGGGGACGAAATCGACGGCAGCGACAAAGCAAGCGGCGGCTGGGGTGAAAGCCTGCAAGGGACTAAAAGCTGGAGTATTGAGCAGGAAGGCGTTTATAAAGTGAATAATGAAATGCTGGATGCTTTGAGATATGCCTTCGTGAATGATATTGCAGTGCATATCATGCGCCTTGATAAATATGGTAATGCTGTAAAAGGCTTTGCTAACATTACGGAATTCGGTGATGATAATCCGCATGATGATGTTGCTACTGTTACCATGACGCTTAGCGGCATCGGAAAACCTGAATTTGTTACTAATGAGCCTGACCCGCGCAACACAGCAAATGCGATCTCTGACCTTGCTGCTACATCTGAAAGTGCAGGGACAGTGAACCTGACCTTTGCTGCACCTGCTGGTGCTGCTGCTGTTGTTTTACAGCAGAGTGAAGATGGAACTGAATTTACAGATACGGATGTAGCGATTGAAAACACTGCGACCAGCGCAGAAGTAAGCGGGGTAAAAGCCGGCAAGGCGTACTTTCGTTTAAAGGTAAATGGCGGCGACAAGAACGGTTATAGCAACATTGCTACTGTGACAGTATCTTGAACGCTGCCGAATAATAAGAAATATCAAAATAATAATTAAAGCAGGGCTGTCAAAGCCCTGCTTTTTCTATACCAAAGGAGCGATGAAAATGAGTTTGGAAAGAAATGTGACGATCAATTTAGGCGGCAAAGAAAGAAAAATCAAGTTTAATGCTTTGGGTGTAAGCCAGCTTGAAAGGATGCTGGATGATCACAATGTTTACAAAATGGTAAACGGCGGCGTTATTGCTTTAGGCGATTTGGCAAAATGCCTGTATGTCGGCTTGGCTGCGTATGACAAAAAAGTTACTATCCAACAGGTTTATAACTGGATGGATGAGTGGCTGCTGGATAACAGCAGTGAAAGTTTGCAGACGCTTGTTATTATCGCTTTGAGCAAAGCGGGTGTTTTTGGGTTTGCCAGGAAGGTGCTGGAAACTGAAAATAATACGCTGGAAATTGAAGCGCCGCCTGATGATGAAGAAGTGGGGAAGTAACAAAAAGCTTTACAGAATTGCTGGATGAACTTTTGCCGTGGTGTTATGGTGAATTGAATTTAAAGCCGTGGGAAGTAGAACGTTTGTGCCTTGCAGATATTTTTTTGATGTTGGACGGATGGCAGCGCAGATATGACCATTTAGAAGATATTGTTATCAGCTGGATCACATACCCAAATGTTTGCATAGCTTCAGGCAAAAAGAAGCGTCCGGAACTGAAAAGCTTTTTTGCACACAGGAAAAAGCGTAATTCCTCTAAGGAACAATCTGAAATAGCGCAGGATCTTTTTGAAGAATTTGGCTATGAATAGGAGGTGAAATGATGGCAGAAGTAGCACGTTTACAAGTAGTTATTGGCGCACGGATAAATGAATTTAATAAAGAAATGGGTGCGCTGCAGAAAAACGTTAAACGCACCTTTGCCAGTGATAACTTAGGCATAAATAAAGGCGCGTTAGGTGTTATTGCCGGTGTAGGTGTAGCTTTGGGTGCTTTGGGCCTTGCTTCAGTAAAAGCTGCCGGGCAAATGGAGCAGACACGGATTGCTTTTACTACACTTTTGAAAGATGGTGAGAAGGCAAAAAGCTTTTTAAGTGAACTTGAAAAGTTTGCAGCCAGTACACCATTTGAATTACCGGGCGTTTTGGATGCTTCTAAAAGGCTTCTTGCTTTCGGATTCAGTGCGGAACAGGTAATTCCTATATTGACTGCTGTAGGTGACAGCGCAGCGGCCTTGGGTATAGGTGAAGAAGGCATTCAGCGTTTGACTTTGGCAATAGGGCAGATGCAGGCCAAAGGCAAGGTCAGTGCAGAAGAAATGCTGCAGCTTGCTGAAGCTGGCGTTCCGGCATGGGAAATGCTGGCAAATAAGATTGGCACTGATATACCTACAGCTATGGATAAGGCCAGCAAAGGGCAAATATCTGCGGCAGAAGGTATTCAGGCTGTTATTAGCGGCATGAACAGTAAGTTTGGTGGCATGATGGAACAGCAGGCGCAAACTGTTAACGGTATTATGAGCAATATTCAGGATAGCGTTACTCAAAGCATGGTTGTCATTGGTGATAAAATCATTGAAGCATTTGACATCAAACCAAAGCTTAAAGGTGCGCAGGATGCATTGGGGGAATTCACTGAAAAAGTAAAAAGTATAGGACTTGCTGATGCTATCCGTGAAATACCGTCAGGTTTTGCTGGTTCAATGGCAGTGATTGCAGGTGCTGCTTTAGGTGTTGCCATACCGGCCATAGTCGCACTTGTTGGTACTATGGGAACGCTTGCCGTCGGCGCAGGGATAATTTCTGCGCCTGTGATTGCATTGGGTGCTGTCGTTGGTGGTGTGGCTTATGCTATGTTTGAAAATTGGGATTGGTTATCAGAACAATGGGATATGCTTTGTAATGCAATGAGCCTTGCTACAGGAAGAATGGGAGCATATATACAGAAAGTTTTGGGCGGTATCATTTATTATGCTGGTGTAGCTTCTTCGGCTATAACAAAGGCTGTAGGCGGGACGCCTGAGATAAGTGCTGAAATGACTGAACACGGTAAAAGTCTTTTAATGGCTTCTGATGTAAAACTTGCCGAAATGGATGCACAGCAAATGATGTTCAGTTATCGCCCGGATATAGAGCCTGTAAAGAATGATAATAAACCGGTGTTTCAAAATGCTGATGTAAACAACTTGGGTATAGGAGGCAACATTGCAGCGGGTATTGGAAAAACTGGCAGTAAAGCGGCTGGTATCGACAAAATAAGCCGTGAAATAGACAGGATCAATGAAAAACTTAATTCTGCTAAAGAGAAAACTTTGGATATGCAACGTGATTTTAATGAATTTGCTGTTGATATTAAAATAAGTGGGCTTAGTGAATTTGAGCAAGTTTATGCAAATATAGCCAAAGAAGGCATTTTGCGTATGAATTCTGTTGATGAATGGAAAAATAAATTTGCGAATGCTACAACTGAAGCACAGCAGTTATATGAACGTGCCATGAAAACAGGAGATGCTAATGTAATTGCTAATGCGTTGGCAATGCTTGAAGAACGTAAAGCTGCAGAAATTACAGCGGCAGAAGAAGCTAAAAATGCTAAAGCCATTATTGAAAAAGAATATACTGAAGAAATTATGTCACAGGCTACGTTGGCACAAGCCTATAAAGCTGAGCTGGACGAGGCTTCTAAGCAAGGGGATTTGGAGCGATATATTGCTTATTTAGATGAAGAAAAAGCTGCATTCCTCCAAAGTCAGGCAGAAAAACAAGAGGCAATGCAACTTTATCAAGATTGGAGAATGGAGGCGGAAGAAAGCTTTGCATCATTTTCTTTGGAAGCTATTGATACCTTGAAACAGGGATTTGCATCTTCGTTTGCTAATGCAATTACAAATAGTGATAATCTTGGGAAAAACCTTCAAAATTTGGGTAAACAGATTTTGAATATGTTCATCCAATGGAAGGCGAACCAGTTGATGAGTCAAGGGCTTTTAAAAACAGGAATATTGGAAAATGTCGCTATGCAAGTTGCTGCTGGTAAAACTATTGCTGCTGGTACGCGTGAAGCAGCATTGTATGCCAACATGCTTTCGGGAGGAACTTTGGCACCATTGGCAGCTACATCTATAACAACAGCATTGGGAACTTTGTCTGCTCTTAGTAGTGCCGGAGCTGGTGGGTCTTTTAAAGGGACAGATTTAAGTGGTTATGATTTTGGTGAAAGTGGATTAGGTAAAAAAACATTTCCTTTTGCTGCCGGTGGCGTTGTTACTGCGCCTACTCATGCGCTGATTGGTGAAAAATCTTATCCTGAAGCGGTACTGCCTCTGCGCAGCAGCGTATTGCAAAAGATCACCAGCTTTTTGTTTGATGGTGTGGACTTTGGAGCTTCTTCAGGTGATGGTGCTAATGTTGAAATAATTAATTATGGTGATATTAATACCGGTGCTGATTACGATACCTTTATGGAGGACATTCAATATTCTTTGGCTATGGGTGTGCGGGGGTGATAAAGTGACGATCATAAGACGTGAATATTTTCCTGTACGTAAGCAGGTAAAGCCTACAGAACAGCTTATTATCAACGGAACTGCATTGCCATATGCCTACAGCTTTGACGGTGCTGCTGATATCACTGTGCGTGCTAAAAGCGAAAAGCGCGGCTACAGTCACGGCAGCACTATTTCAGGTGATGGCTTTATTGATGGTAAGAAAATTACTTTAGGCTTTGTTATTGAAGGCAGTACACCAGCTGAACACGATGCCAAGCTTAACGATCTGTATCAGCTCATGTATCAGCGTGACTATCAGCTGCAATCAGGCAGCGGGCGTGGGTACTATAATATTGCCTGCATGGCCAGCACTAAAGAAAAATGGGTGGACAGCTTCAAAGGGACTAAAGGTGAAGTTGATATAACGCTGCTTTTATCTGACCCGTTCCGCTATGACAGCGCTGAATCTGAACTGGTTACAGAATTTGCAACAGCTGCTAAAGATGCCCAAATTGTTATCAGCAATGGCGGTAGCGTTGAAACGCCGCTGACCATTGAATTAATACCGCTTACAACGATGAATGACGTAACTATCACGCATGTTGAAAGCGGGTATAGTATGCGCGTAGCGGACACGCTTTTAACTAAACCGGCAACGCTTATTGTTGATACTAAAGCCGGTACGGTACGCCGTGGGACCTATAATGCTATTAACGCTTTCAGCGGCCAGTTTCTGACCGCAAGACCGGGTGAAAATACTTATTTGTTTAATGGCGCTGCCGGTACAGTAAAAATCCGCTGGCGTAACAGGTGGCTGGCATGAATATGCGTTTTGGCAATAAACTTTTTGGACGTTATATTTGGGCAGCGTCTGTAAAAAAGCAAAGCGGGCCAGGGCCGGGGCCTGACCCTTCGGAAGTAAAATATATACCTGATTACGTTCAGGTTATTTTTTATAACAAAGATGGTACGAAAACGGCGATTTTTTCAAGGGATACTGAAAATAATCCGTTTAATAAAATCGAGTTTGAAAATATTAAAACAGGCTGCGGCAGCGCAACGCTCAATTTCAAACAGTTTCCAAGTTTTGCAGAAATAAGCTATGGACAGCGGATTGATATTTATTTGTTTGCAGATAAGCGGCCGTGGTACAGCGGGCATGTTTTAACGCGTCCTGACAGCGGTGGTACTGGAACAGATTATAAAATAACCTGTTATGGCTATTTTGATAAGCTGGAAAAGGTGCTTATTTTTGGCACTTATGAGAATCAGGAGATTGCTGATATTGTGCGTAATATTTGTCGGCAGGTTGAAGCTAAGACTGGTATTGTTTATAACGACAACAAAATATATGACGTTGGCTATGATATTAAGAAAATCGTTTTTGACGGTGTGAGTGCTAAGGAAGCACTGGAACAGCTTTCAGAGTTTGCAACAGATTTTGTTTATGGCGTTGATGAATACCGGGAATTTTTCTTCAGGCCACGTGTTGATGAGATCAATGAAGAAGCACGCTTTTGGGTAGGGCAGCATATGGACGGATTTGAACCGACACAAAGCATTGATAAGATCGTAAATTACGCGCGTATCAAAGGTGCGGCCATTGACGGTGAGGGTGAGAGCTGGTTGGCTACTGTAGAGGATAAAGAAAGCCAAGACTTATACGGCGTATCTGAAGAAGTTTGGACGCTGCCAACCGCTTATACTGCTGCTGATGCTGAGCGCTGGGGACAGTCTGAATTAGCAAAATACAAGAATCCTGTTCTTTCTGCTAAAGCAACAGGTGTTAAGCTGAAATATCCTAAGCCGGATGGTGTGTTTTGGGTACGGCGTTTATCTACAGATGGGCAGGCGCTTATAACTGACAAGGAAGGTAAAGAACGTAAGTATCCAATAACCAAGTTAAAATATACGATCAGCGGTGAAAAGGGTATTGATTTTTCTATGGAGTTGGGCGAACCTCCGTATCCGCCTACGGCAAAGTATTTGCTGGATATTGAGCGGAATGCCCGCAATAATGAACTTTTACAGCAGGCTGCTAATACGCAGCTTGTCAAATAATATGAAAAGGATGTGATGATATGGCAGCTCCAAGTAATATACGGATAAATCCGTTTATAGGTGACGGTGGGACGACTAATTATGTGAATTTTATAGAAAAACATATTGTTCCAGCAGTTAGTCCGTTTGTTATACGGCTTAACGAAGTTCCGGAAAAGCAAGATCCCAGTAATATAAAGGTCGAGTATATTGACGGAAATGCAACAGGAGAGCCAACGGGAGTTACTTTGACAGAAGTTGCTGCAACACCGGGTGCGGGTGAATATCGGTTAGACTATTCGACTAATGCAGTTGGTGACAAAGAATGGAACACCGGCTTAATTGAGTTTTCCAGCTCAGATGCTACCAATGTCGTTCAGATAAGTTATACCGGGACGGGGACACTTGCTGGCGTAAAGAATAATCGTTTTCCGTCGTGGTGGCTTGATCGTGGTGATTCCAGTGACGGAGATTTTGTACCTACTGGCAATACAACAATAAGTGGAGTAAAGCAATATAGAAGTGTTATTATTCGTTCTGGCGTTACTGTGACGATTAGTGGTTATGCCATAATAAAATGCCAAGGGGCATTTATAAATCATGGTACGATAACTGCCAGTGGACAAGGCGCATATGGTGGATCAGGTGGATATTATGCTGGAAATTCTAGTAGCGGATATTATACTAATGCAGGCGGTGCTGGTGCGAGTGCTATAAGCGGCGTTGGAGGTGCAGGTGGATCAAATCACGGTGCAGCTGGTGCTGGAGGAGGTTGTGCAGCATTTAACGTGCCGTTGAACGGCCCTTCTACTATTGAATTGGCTATGACTTTACGTGGTTTTGGGTTTGGTGCAGGCGGTGGTGGTGGTGGATGTGGGTCATCATCTGGCAGTAGATATAGTGGTGCAGCTGGTGGTAGGGGCGGTGGCGCCATAGCAATAGTATCCACTAGCATTTATAATTCCGGTATCGTTGTAGCAAATGGCGCTAACGGATCTTCTACAGGAAATAATCAAGGAAGCGGCGGTGGTGGTGGCGGTGGAGGAATGGTAGCTATGGTCGCTGATACAATAATGAATTATGGATCAGTTACTGCAGCAGGTGGAGCCGGAGGGAGTGGGAGAACTTCGGGCGCTGCAGGTGGAACTGGTATTGTATTTATTAAGGAACTAGGGGTAATGTAATTATGATCTGCGTATTAAATGATGATAACAAAATTATTAATATTGTAAATGTTGATATTACAACTGCTGATAATGAGCACCAGTATTATCCGTGGAATCGACTGTGGGAGCAATACACAGATGTTGAGCCGTTTGATTATGCTAAAAACAGATACATAAACGCAGCGGGAGCTGAATTTGCTAATCGTCGTGATGAAGTGCGTTGGATTGAAATTGCTGGTGTTACTTATGGCTTTGATTGTGCGCCTGAAGATATAACTAACTTTATGGCTGCATATACGCCGCTTATGGTCAAGCAAGATGGAGAAACAGGCTATAAGGTTTGGCTAGACAAAGATAAAAAAGGCCTTGTTATGTTCAACTATGCTGGCATGAAAAAAGCGTATGATACTGTTCGCAGCAGTCAACTGGCCGCTTATGCTTGGTATGAAGATATAAAAGCAAAGCTGCTTGCTGTTACTGAAGCAGAAGGAAAAGAAAGGCTGGAAGAAGTTTTTCCAATAGGAGGCTAATATGGCAGATGAAACGATCAGAAGGCTTTTTGACAAAATAGATGATTTAACAAAGCATCTTACAAGGTTGGAAGCCATAATGATGGAAAGTGTCATAAAAAAACAGGACAGCACAGAAGAACGCTTGAACAGTCATAGTCAGCGCATACGGAAATTGGAACAAACTAAGACTGCTGCTATTACTATAAAGAATGTCTTTATTTGGGGGGCAAGCACGCTGCTTGCTTCTGTGACTGTCAGTATTGCGATCATTAAATTTGTTGTGGGTGGTTAGAATGAATAAAATATCAGAAATGCTGAAAGAAGGCGGTGTTTATTCATTGACACGCCTTCTTTCTGTTATTGGGTTTATTGTTTTTGTGTTTGGCAGTGCGTATTTGATCTATAAAGGTATGACATGGGGAAATTATGAAACCTTTGCTACTATGACAGGTGGCGGAAGTGCTGCTACACAAATAGCTAATAAATTGATTAACAGTAAATATAATACGGCTTCAGGTGAAGTTGGTAAACAAATTGGAGGTAAATAAAAATGTTGAAAGGCATTGATGTATCTGAAAATAATGGTTATGTGAATTGGAATGCAGTAAAAGCAGCTGGTATGGATTTTGCCATTATTCGGCTTGGATTTGGGAACAGGCATTTGGATACTAATTTTTATGAAAATGTAAATGGTGCGTTAGCGGCCGGCCTAAAAATTGGCGTATATTACTATAGCTACGCTTTGGACGAAGCTGCGGCAAAATCAGAAGCTGGATATATGTTATCCGTTCTACAAGATGCAGGGCTGACCAAAGATAAACTTGAAATGGGGTTATGGTTTGATATGGAAGACGCAGACGGTTATAAATCCGGGAATGGTATGCCTACGAATCAAACTATTACTAATATGTGCAGTGTTTTTATTGTTGCCTGCAATGAAGCTGGATATAGCTGTGGTATTTATGCTAATTTGGATTGGCTGGAAAATAAAATTTATACAGATCAGCTGGCGGATTATGTGCCTTATTGGGTAGCGCAATGGGGTGGCCGCTGTGATTGGCTTAACGCTACAATGTGGCAATTTACTGATAGCTACGATATAAATGGTAAGCTTTTTGATGGCAATTATTTGTTATAAAAATTGATAAAGGGCATCTTAACGATGCCCTTTTACTTTTATGGAGGTATGTTTGTGGAAAATAAATATAAAATTATTACAGTAGTGTTATGTGTGGCTGCTTTTTTCCTCGGCTGGTATGCACGTGCATGGTTGCACATCTGCCCGGTTGCAGAGCCGGAGATAAAAACAGAAGTAAAATATAAAACTGATACCAAAACAGAAATAGTTTATGTGCCTAAGTATATTTACCAGGACGGCAGTACAGAAAAAACAGACATTGATATAAATGTTGGCAAGCAGGAACTGGCAGTGAAAGTAAATGGCAAAGATTTTGGAATAAAAAAGGCTGATAATGAAAAGTATGTTTTTGATAAATATAAGTTACAGCTAAACCAAACAAGCCGATCAGAATTAAATATAACAGTACCTGTGATTGATAAGACTAAGCGATGGGAAATTGGCATAGGAGCTTCTAAAGATGGTGCTGTTGGCATGGTAGGCTTTCCGGTAAAAGGTAATATCGGTGGCTGGATTGCAGGACGGCAAGGCAATGTGATGGCGGGGGTTGTCGTGAAAATATAAAAATGGCTTGCTAATAAAACATTAGCAAGCCATTTTTTAAAGTTCTTGATTAGAATTATTTGTTCCTTGTTGTATTTGAGTGTCTTCAACATTACCATATATGTTAGTTGTATAGTTAATAATCTGTGGGTCATTTCGAGCTTTTGTTTTTTCAGCGTCAGAAAAAGATACTTCATTACCGGTTATACCTTTATCATCTAGGATGAGAACCCAGTCTAGAATCTTATTTTTTACTTGTTCAGTAATATCTTTTAAAGTGCTTTTATCTAGTACCAAGCATGTTTCCATTGGTCCGGTCATAGATTCTGCCCAAATTGAGGCTATTATTTCTGGTGGCAATGACATAGTTAATGTAGCAGTTGTATTATTAAGAAGATCTACTATTTTAGGAATTGAATCTTTGTATTCGCATGTTGATAAATTATTTTCTTGCTCTGTACTGTAAAATAGTACAGGACACCACCCATGATAAGGGTTAAAGTATTTTATTTTTCCTGTTATATTTTTTCTATAAATAGGATAAGTATCTGTGTCATTGTAACCATTAAGTTCTTTAATTGTCCATTCTTCAAATTCACTTAAATTTAATTTATGGCTTATAACACGAGCTTTTCTTAATACAGAAATCACATCACAATTTGCTTGAAGTAACTCTGCTTGTAAAGATTCTATGATATTCATTCTTATTTCTCCTCATAATAATTTTCCTAACATAGTATACATAACATTGGCAATTATTCCAGAACTAACATTAGCAGCTAAAGTTTTCAATTTTGTCATTAGTGGAATTATTTTTTCTGGTTCTTGTTTTTCTCTAACAAGAATGATTGCTTTGTCAATTAATATTTTTGTTTCTCCTGCGTTAGAACCAAATTCTTGAAAAAATTTAGCAGAAGTAGTCGCTTTATTTATTTCTAATAAAACAGCAAGGATTTTATCATAGTCAAAATTTGTGTGTTGGGAAATTGATTGATTAGAGTTAACGCTACCTTGTTGTATAACAGAGTTATTTATAGATCCGCTTACATTAATATTATAGTTATTATTCAT